TGTTGCAGGCGGTAGAAAAGCTGTGTGGTTTATCAATGCCAGTACCAGAAATAACAGTGCCGTTCTGCAGCATATCCTCCAAGTTGACCAAATCGCAGTTATGCATGTGCTGAGCAAAATAATCTGCATCATGGAAGTGAATCAAACCATCTTCATGTGCCTTAACAATCTCAGGGTCCAGCAGAAGACGAGCGGTTAGATCCTTTGATACCTCACCGGCCATATAGTCGCGCTGAACGCTGTTCACGGTGGGGTTCTTATTACTGTTCTCTTGATTGATCGCATCATTCTTAGCGTCGATGATTTCAAGAATACTGGCATTCGTCTTTTCCTTGTCACGAATTTCCTGACGGAGCTTTCGCCAGTGGCTATAAGATTCAGCTACATCAGCAAAAGGACTTGCTTTCAGCTGCTCAATGACGATATCCTGGATCTGCTCAACAGAAAGAGTGTCCGGCATCTCAGCGATATGATCCGCAATTGCATTCGATACACGAGAATCAATACCGCCTGGAGTGGTGGTCATCGCCTTTTCGATTGCATTCACGATTTTAGACTTGTCAAACGGAGCTTTTACGCCATTGCGTTTGATTACATACTCCATATTCCATCACCTCCTTATCAATAATAACGCTGCTCGCCCATCATTTTCACGGCATAATCTTCGTACCAACGAGCCTTCTCTTCGTCCTGCTCTGCGGCAACACCGGGCTTAGAACCATCACGGAAGCGATACTTGTAGGCATTGCAAATACAGAACCAGCGAACTGCCTCGTCGCCAAACAGCTTACGCATATTCTCGATGCACTCGGTGCCATGATAGTGAGCGGGACCATTCACATACTCATACTGCTGCGCTTCAGGCTGTGTATTGGTATCATCTTTAATCGGGTGCGGCCAGTCAGGATGTTCATCTTCCTCACAGGCACAGCTGTCGTCATTCTCTTCATCACGATCATCCAACTCTACGAACTCGCAGTTATCACAGTCACCATCACACTCGTTGATATCGTCCTCATCGTCGTCGGTGTCATCGTCACAGTAACAATGATCGTCAATATCGATGTCCTGATTGTGTAAATTCAAAAGCAGGATTCCACGAGTCATAGCTTCAGAATTTTTGATATCACAAATCTTCGCCAAGATATGAAGAGTGTCAGTATCAAGCTTTGCAAGGTTGTCGAAGTCAAAGCGGCCAATATGGTGCCCCTTTTCACTCATACGGCCAGTATCGGTAAGAGTCAGATAATCAATAATACCATCATCGTCGCAGCAATCTTCACAGTCACAATCCGGGGTATCGTCATCCTCAGCAGCTCCATGGAAGACTTCCTCATACAGGTCGTGATAATTCTGATAAATATCGGCCAATAGACCGCGCAGAATGGGTTCTTCCTCGTCAATATTCAGCTGTACAATATAAGTAGCCCATGTTTTTGCACCAAACAGAAACATACCACTTTTATTGAACTCATGGTAAGATTTTGCCCTAACCATGATCATAGGAGGAGTGTATTTGTTAAAATTGTAGACAAGACGTAGGACACCATTTTCATTCAGAATATCGCAATTATTGATATCCATAACAGATTTCTTATTCATATGTACGCTCCTTACTTCTCGATAGTTTTATAAACATCTGCCAGCTTCGGGTGGCGGCCACAGCAGCGGCTCCCCTCGGGACAGAACGGATACTTAGGATTCGCTTCACAGGACGGAACCATCCATGCGCCGAGTTCAGGGCAAACCTGAGCGACCTGGAATTTGATTGCCATAAACAGTCCACGGATCTCACGCTGGGCACGAGTGCAGAGCCGCAGGTGGCTCATTTCAATCAGTGACCGTGCGTTGATGGTAACATAAAGCTCAGTACAGCAGGCATTCGGCAGAACAGCACGAGCGTCTTCATTGGCAGCGCCGTGATACTCTTTCAAAATGCGATAGTCGTTGGCGATATCTGCCATCATACCATCAAATACATCCGCGTCTTCCCCACTGAATGGATTGACATACTGCATAACACTTTCATCACAATAGCGCTGGCTGCGAACACTCAGACTGATATGCCGATGGCGGCTCAACTGCGCCAGAAGCGCCCGACTGACACCGGTGACATGGAACGTAAAGCTGATGTGTTCAAGCACCGAGGTGTGCCCGGTCGCCTTACATCCCTTTGCGATTCGATAAGTCTCGGTCGGCTGCGAATCGTAACAGACACTTGCTGCCAGCTCTGCGATACTGAGCGGATTCTTGTCTGCATCCTTCTTTACCGGCTGTGAATACGAAATCAATTCGACTTTCATTTACTGCCCCTCCTTGATAAAATCATCCACTGTTTTTCTGCCTGTCAAAACCTGTTTCATTTGTTCGGGCGACAATTTATATGTAATAACCTCACCACATTCATATCCGTAGCGCCGAATCTGACGCTCGCATTCTGCTGTGGCGCGTTCTTTGCGGCCAAGCTCTCTTTGATTGATCCCTCGCATGGGACCTCACCTCCCTCCTTATTCGGTATTTACGATCTCTGTTTCAATGTCATATACGTACTTGCCATACTTTGGGAATGCAATCATCGTGCCATGTGCCCAGAGGAAATAAAATTCATCCAGTTCTGCGACGATTTCGAAGCGTTCTCCATAGCGAAGCCGCCAACAGAGAGATTCATCTTGATAATTAAGTCTTAGATATCGACGTGTCCAATTTTTCATTGCGAATCTCCTTTAAGATTCGGTCGAAAGTTTTCTCAGCGTGAACGAGATCATCAATTGCGCAATCGATATAATCAGGCTCGCAAAACTCAAAATGATTTTGGGCGATTGTAATTTCTCGTAATGCTTGTCGATACCTTTCAAAAAGCCACTTCTCATTGTTCATACACCGTTCCTTTCAAAGCATCGAAATATGGGTCGCCATCTCGTTTTTCCAGCTGAGTCAATTGGCCATCATCGGCCACAGAATATAGACGGAAGTTTTTATAGATCTTATCGCCTTTGATTGTAGCCAGAGACGTGATGACGTAGTTGATATTGTGTTCTTCTGTGCCGTCCGTAAGTTGAACCTCAAGTCGTTCTTTCTTTGGAATGGCTAGTTTTTTAAAATCATTCATTTTGGCATTATGTATGCTTTCTCATTTTTCCGATAGCAATCAAAAATACGTGCGACAACATCGTAGCATCTACTCTCAGAGTCATAACTACCAAGGATAATTCCACGCTCACCCATGCCCTGCCTTGCATAAACATTAAGGCTTGCGGTATCAATGATTGCCATACGGTCAAGATTTATAATTTCTCCATCTTGCGTTAAAAGTAGCATTTTAACACCTCACAAATCAGCAAGCTGAGTAGGAGACCAGATATCTGGAATATCCCAATCTTCTTCCGATTTTCCATTATAAATTCCGTAGAAATATCCTTCGGACGGTACATAAACGATTCGTTGCCAGCCATTCATTCCGTGTGACTTCTTTGGCTCAAAATCACGAGTCAAAATTCTACGTCCACCGCTGCTATAAGCGGATGTCTTTGTAGGAACCTCGATACATTTATTGTCCAAAATCCGAAGAATGTGCTTAATGGACTTCTTAGAAAGATTCATAACTTTCTCCTTAGCCGTAGCTTACTTCGTTCTTATCGTCTCGGAATCGCACAAAGGTCGGGAATTGTAGGGACTCAAGGCCAGTCTTTTTATCCATTGTGACCTCTTTGTACTTTAATTCGATGATACGTTCGATGTAATCACCCTGATTCGCCCACACGGCAGCTCTCGTAGCATCATCAAAACCGGAACCAACACGAAGCTCGTTGCCCTTGTAGTCAACAACCAGAGCGCCCATCGTACCAGCCAGACGGTTCTGACCCTCTTCAATTGCAGTGACACGAAGATCAACAGTATAAAAACGCTTGATTTTAAGACAGCCTGTGTGACGCGCCCGCTTATAAGGAACCGATGTATTAAGCATGAGCCCTTCCCAATCATGTTTGACTGCATAATCGAGCCACTGAGGAATCACACTTTGATCAGTACCTTCGTAGACCATCGGCACGACCTGGATATTTTTGAGCCCTTTCTGCTCGATCGTAACGGCTAAATCTTCAAGCCATTTACGACGGAGTTTATATGGCGTAACAAAAGAACCATCTTCATAAGGAAGGCTGCCTTTGCCGTTCTCAAACTCATCAGTAGGAATCAAATCAAACACAACGAACTTGATCTGGCTTTTATCTCCATCCGAGTTCAACATACCAGTACCAACCCGAAATGCCTCGCCGTCTGATAGCCCTCTGCTATTACGGTATACTAGCTCGCCATCGTAGACGTATTCATCAATCAGCGATTCATCACCAAGCTCTTTGATGATGTCGTCCTTAATATGGTCGAGGCCGGTAAACTCTTGTCCCTGACGAGAAATGAACTTGCCACGGTAGAAGGTGCCCCGGTTGCCATTCATCTTGCGGCTGAGACTGAACCAGGTGCCCGGCTTGAGTTTGACTTTATCGATAGGATATCCCTGCTGGACTTCCCAGACCGGAATTACCACTTTGCCAAAAATCTTATTGACCGTAGCAGCTTCAACACCAAGAGGCAAATTCTTGGTGAACACTCGAATCAGAAAATCTTTATGTGAAGCATTCCAGTAGATATAACTGGCTGCCATTGACAAAGCCATGTCAGAGCCGGTGTTGCACTCCGCCAGGAATAAGCAGATATCTTGGAAAGTGTGTGGAAATTTATCCACGATTCGCACCTTCTTGTTAATTTTCGCCTTAGAGATTCCTGTTGTGATCTGTGGATCGAGAATGAAATCAAGGAAGAAAAATAACGAATTCTCACCAATCTCGTTTTTTGCATCCAACAAGACTGTTGCCTTATCGGTCTTTTTTGTGGCTTTCTGGAGCTTTTTTGTCAGTGTTTCCAGCTTGTCTAGCAGGACACCGTCCAGAATCAGCTCACCTTCAAAATCAAGTGATGATGTCATCTTCAGTCCCCTTTCTTGTTCTCTTGGTTTTTTGCGGTAGTTCATAATGGGTCAGCGCTTCACGCATTTCGTGGAGAAGAAACGCATGAATCAG